ATGGGGCAGGCGGGTACGACCACGGACGATACCGGCAATCCCCGTCCCGACCGCCGGCAGAAGGAGATTTTCCTCGATGCGCTGGCCGAATCCTCGAATGTCGCGGCCTCGGCGCGGGCGGCGGGGGTTTCGGCGAATGCCATGTATCGCGAGCGGCGGCGCAACACCGGCTTTGCGGCGCGCTGGCACGAGGCGCTGTGCGAGGGGTTCGCCCGGCTCGAGGCCGAATTGCTGTCGGAGGCGCTGATCGCGCCGACGGGGAATGTGAAGGAAGCCACGCTGAAATCGCGGGCACAGAAATATCGCCTCGGGCTCTCGCTGCTCGCGGCGCATCGCGCGGCGGTGCGCGGCGCGATGCTCCCGGCGGCCGGGGCCGCGCCCAAAGGGAATGCGAAGGCCCGACTGCTCGCGAAACTGACCGCGATGCGGGCCCAGGTCGCCGCGGAGGAAGGCGGCGCCGACGAAAAAGAGGATGGCGCGTCTTGAAAAGCCTCGACGAGCTGTTGCGGATGTCGCCCGCCGATTTCGCGGCCTGGGGGCGCCGGATCGGCGACGACAGCGCGGCAAGGCTGCTCACCGACTGGAACTGGTGGCGGCGCGCCGACCAGTGCCCGCCCGCGGGCGACTGGCACGTCTGGATGCTGCTGGCGGGGCGCGGCTTCGGGAAGACGCGGACGGGGGCCGAGTGGGTGCGGGACTATGCCGAAGCGCATCCGGGGGCGCGGATCGCGCTGGTTGCGGCCTCGCTGCACGAGGCGCGGCAGGTGATGGTCGAGGGCGAGAGCGGCGTGCTGGCGATCGCGCCCGACGCGGCGCGCCCCGAGTATGAGAGCAGCCTGAGGCGGCTGAGCTGGACGAACGGAACGGTCGCGACCCTCTATTCGGCCGCCGAGCCCGACAGCCTTCGCGGACCCGAGCATAGCGCCGCCTGGTGCGACGAAATCGCCAAATGGCCGCAAGGCGAGGCGGCGTGGGACAATCTGATGCTGACGATGCGGATCGGCGGCGACCCGCGCGTTGTCGCGACGACCACCCCGCGCGGCGTGCCGCTGGTGCGGCGATTGATGAACGAGAAGGGGGTTGTGACGACAAGCGGGAGCACCCGGACCAATCGCCACAATCTGTCGCCGCAATGGCTGACGACGATGGACAGCATCTATGGCGGGACACGGCTGGGGCGGCAGGAACTGGACGGCGAGCTGCTCGACGATGTCGAGGGCGCGCTGTGGACGCGGGCGCTGGTCGAGCGGTGCCGGATCGCCGAGGACGCGATCGGCAAGCCGGTGCGCGTGATGATCGGCGTCGATCCGCCGGCGACGAGCAGGGGCGATGCGTGCGGGATCGTCGTTGCGGCGTTGCTGCGCGACGGGCGGCTGGCGGTGGTCGAGGATGCGAGCGTCGAGAATCCGCCACCGGCGGTGTGGGCGCAGGCGGTGGCGAGCGCGGCGGCGCGCTGGGGCGCCGACCGGATCGTCGCCGAGAGTAATATGGGCGGCGACATGGTCGAGGCGACGCTGCGCCAGGCCGACTGCGCGCTGCCCGTGGTGCCGGTGCATGCGAGCGTCGGCAAGGCGCGCCGCGCGGAGCCGGTCGCGATCGCCTATGAGCGCGGCGACGTGGTGCATGCGGGGGTGTTCGCGAGCCTGGAGGACCAGCTTTGCGGGTTGCAGATCGGCGGCGGCTATGCGGGGCCGGGGCGGTCGCCCGATCGGGCGGATGCGTGCGTATGGGCGCTGGCGGCTTTGCTGGAGGGGCGGCGGAGGGGGCTGGTGCCGGGGGTTCGGGTGGTTTGATCAGAGCTGTCGTCAGACAGACAAATGGCGAGACACCCTAGTTTTCAACAGGCGGATAAGTTCTTCGTCCATGAATTCATACTCGTCAGGGATATCAAGGCATATCACGCGCGCGTTTTTCAGACTCGCGCGATAGCGTTTTTGCAGCTTGTTTCGATGAGACCGTTCCATCACGAAGATTATATCGGCCCATTGCACGAGTTCCGGCGTTAGCGGATTGTCGGCGTCGACATTGGTTCCAGCCGATGAGACCTCATAAGCCGGATGATTTGCGAAAACCTGCTCGGCGGTCGGGCTTCGGAGCCTGTTCTGGCTGCAGATGAACAAGATATTCTTCATATGTGGCGACTGCCTGACACCGCGAATGTCTGCAATCGGTAGTTACCGGATATCCTCCGTGCGGCTTCGTTGATGGGGGGTCCCGATACTCAATTCATCACCCCGGACTTGATCCCGGGTCCATGAATTCGGCGCTGCTGTGGATCCCGGATCAAGTCCGGGATGACGAAAGAGTGGGACAGGTAGGCCCCGACCCAGCCCGGGGTGACGGAGTTTAGACGGACAGCGCTGCGACGCACTGGGCCCGGGCGTTCGCCGGGGTACACGTAGGAGAACATCATGAACTGGTTTGGCCGCAAGGCCGCGCAGGTGCCTGCGCGGCCCGCTTTGTCGCGTGTGTATGGGAGCTGGTCGGCGCCCGCGCCGCTGAGTTGGGAGGCGCAGGTTCGCGAGGGGTATCTCTCGAACGCGATCGTGCAGCGGGCGGTGAGGCTGGTGGCGGAGGCTGCCGGGAGCGCGCCGATCGTGGCGAGCGATCCGGCGTTGTCCGCGCTCGTTTCCGCGACCTCGGGTGGGCAGGGGCTGATCGAGACTTTGGCGTCGCAGTTGCTGCTGCACGGCAATGGCTATGTGCAGATCCTGACCGATGGCGCGGGGGCGCCGGCCGAGCTGTTTGCGCTGCGGCCCGAACGGGTGACGGTCGAGGCCGATGCGCGGGGGTGGCCGGTGGCCTATCGCTACAAGGCGGGTGGGTCGGCCGCGGTGCTGCCCGCCGAGGATGGCGCGGGGCGCGTCGCGGTGGTGCATGTGAAGGCGCTGCATCCGCTCGACGATCATTATGGCGCCGGGTGTCTGGGTGCGGCCTCGGGTGCGATCGCGGCGCATAATGCAGCGGCCAAGTGGAACGCGGCGCTGCTCGAGAATGCGGCGCGGCCTTCGGGGGCGCTGGTCCATGATCCGGGCTACAAGGGCATGCCTTTGTCGGCGGAGCAAGTGGATCGGCTGCGCGAGGAGCTGGCCGAGAGTTTTGCGGGCGGCGCGAATGCGGGGCGGCCGTTGCTGCTCGAGGGCGGGCTCAGGTGGCAGGCGCTGTCACTGTCGCCCGCGGAGATGGATTTCCTGGCGCTGAAGGATTCGAGCGCCCGCGAGATCGGACAAGCGTTCGGGGTGCCGCCGATGCTGCTCGGGCTGCCCGGGGACGCGACCTATGCCAATTATCGCGAGGCCAATCGCGCATTGTGGCGGCTGACGGTGCTGCCGCTCTGCGCGAAGATTTTGGGGGCGGTGGCGCAGGGGCTTTCGGGGTGGTTCGAGGGCGCGGAACTGCGGGTCGATCTGGATAAGGTGCCGGCGCTGGCCGAGGACCGGATGGCGCTGTGGCGCGAGGTGTCGGCGGCCGACTGGCTGAGCGCGGACGAGAAGAAGGCGCTGTTAGGGCTCGGGTAGCTTTTTTGTCAATTCTCACACGAAGACACAAAGAGGGCAGTTCGCCCGAGCGACCTGGCGTGGTTCCGTGAAGCGGCTTTACCCGATCTTGAAAGGCCGCCTGACGGCGGCGGATCGGGCCTTCCTCTTTGTGTCTTTGTGTGAGCCAATTTTAGGACATCCACATGGACGAAGATGAAGCGCTGGCGCGGTTGATCGCGCTGGCGGGGACGAGTGCGCCCGACGCGGCGCTGTTGCGCGCGGTGGTCGAGGAGGCGAGCGAGCTGGGGGCGCGGCGGGCGCTGGCGCGGCTGGGGCTCGCCGATGCGGCGGCGCGCGACGATGTGAGCGATTTGCGCCAGCTGCTCGGTGCGTGGCGCGATGCGAAAAAGAGCGCGTGGGCGGCGGTGGTCGACTGGGCGGTGCGCGGGGTTCTGGCGCTGCTCGTCGTCGGCCTCGCGGTGAAGCTGGGGTTGCCGGGGCTTTTGAAATGAGGGCGGCGGCGGAACAGGCCCTCCCCCAACCCCTCCCGCAAGCGGGAGGGGGGATCAGGCTTGCCGGTTATGCGTCGGTGTTCGACCGGGTCGATCGGGGGGGGCGATGTCGTGCGCAGGGGGGCCTTTGCGGCGAGTTTGCGCGAGCGGCGGATGGTCCCGTTGCTTTGGCAGCACCGGCCGGGAGCCAGCATTGGGGTAATCGAGACATTGGCGGAGGATGCGCGGGGGCTGCGCGTCGTGGCGCGGGTGACGCACCCGGCGGCGGCGAAGCTGGTCGCGAGCGGGGCGCTGTCGGGGCTGAGCTTTGGGTATCGGGTGCGGGCTTCGCGCGGGGATAATCCCCGCGAGCTGGTGGAGCTCGATCTGGCGGAGGTGAGCCTGGTGGCGGCGCCGATGCAGCCGCTCGCGCGGGTGATTGCGGTGGAAGGGGGATCAATCCTCCCTGCGCCGCAGGCGTGGGGAGGTGGCAGCCCACAGGGCTGACGGAGGGGCTATGGCGCAGCGTCGCTGCCCCTCCACCACGCCCTACGGGCGCGGTCCCCCTCCCTATGGCTTCGCCACAGGGAGGATTGTGTTTTCAGAAGGAGTGACAAGCATGGACGATATGGAAGTGAAGGCGGATGCGCTCGATGGGGCGTTCGATGCGGTGCTGGCGGCCGAAGCGGTCGACGAGCTGAAGGCGTCGGTCGCGGCCTTGAAGGCGCAGGTCGACGCGCAGGCCGTGGCCGCGTCGCGGTTGCCGCTCGACGGCGCGAAGGCGGCCGATCCGGCGCTCGGTGCCTTTGTCGAGCGCTATCTGCGGCGCGGAATCGATGCGGCGCCCGAGATGAAGAGCCTGTCGGGAGCGACGGTGGGCGATGGCGGCTATGCGGTGCCGCGCGAGATCGATGGCAGCATCGCCGCGACCTTGAAGACTTTGTCGCCGATCCGTAGCATTGCGACGGTCGTGCAGACGGGGACGAGCGGGTATCGCAAGCTCATCGCGACGGGGGCGATGGGGACGGGCTGGGTCGGCGAGACCGCGGCGCGGCCCGAGACCGCGACGCGCAGCTTTGTCGAGATCGTGCCGCCGACGGGTGAACTCTATGCCAATCCGGCGGCAAGCCAGGCGATGCTCGACGATGCGATGTTCAATGTCGAGGACTGGCTGGCCGAGCAGTTGGGGCGCGAGTTCGCGATCGCCGAGGGCAGTGCGTTCGTGAACGGCAACGGGACGAACCGGCCGAAGGGGTTCCTCACTTATACCGCGACGAACGAGACCGACAGCATCCGCGCCTTCGGATCGCTGCAATATCTCGCGACGGGCAATGCGGGCGCCTTCCCGGCGTCGAACCCGCAGGACAAGCTGGTCGAGCTGGTCCATTCGCTGAAGGCGCCGTACCGGCAGGGCGCCTGCTGGGTGATGAATTCGGATACGCTGAGCCGCATCCGCAAGTTCAAGACCACCGACGGCGCCTTCATCTGGCAGCCGGGGATGGTCGAGGGGCAGGCGGCGACCCTGCTCGGCTATCCGGTGGTCGAGGCCGAGGATATGCCCGACGTGGCCGCGAACAGCCTGTCGATCGCCTTCGGCAACTTCCGCGCCGGCTATCTCGTCGCCGACCGCGGTGAGACGCGCATCCTGCGCGATCCGTTCAGCAACAAGCCATTCGTGCATTTTTATGCAACCAAAAGGGTGGGCGGTGCGATCATCGATTCGCAGGCCATCAAACTGATGAAGTTCGCCGCCAGCTAAGCAGCGCTGGTGCGCGAAGGGCGCCCGGCCCTGGCTCCCTTCCCTTTCGGGATCGGGCCGGGCGCCAACTTTCGGGTCGAGATTTGGCCCAGGACGGGCTGCAAATCCCCCTCTTCTGCGCTTCCGCTGCTCACGTGCAGAAGCACGCTGCGCTACGGTTTTCGAAGAGCGGGATTTTCGCCTCGCCCTGCGCCAAATCTCGACCCGAAAGTCCGACCCCAAACCCTTTATAGCGGAAGGACGGCGGTGCCATGCCGGTGACGATGGATGAGGCGCGTGCCTGGCTTCGGCTGGGCGCGGCGGATGAGGATGCGCTGGTCGAGCGGCTGATCGGCGCGGTGACGAATATGTGCGAGGCGTTCACGGGCCAGTGGCTTCTGGCGCGGGACGAGGCCGAGGTGCTGACTGTGCGGCGGCAGACGGCGCGGCTCGCGGCGCGGCCGGTGGTGGCGGTCGATATGGTGGCGCGGATCGATACGGGCGGCGACGAGGTCGTGCTCGATCCCGCCGACTATCGGGTCGACATCGCCGACGGGCTGGCAGCGGTGATGGTGGCGGGCGCGACCGATGGAACGCGGTTGCGCGTCGCCTATCGCGCCGGGATGGCGGAGGCTGCCGCGGATGTCCCCGCCGCGATCCGGCATGGCATACTGCGCATGGTGCAGCATCTGTACGAAGCGCGCGACGATGCGAAGGCCGATCCGCCCGCGGCGGTTGCGGCGCTGTGGCAGCCGTGGCGCATCGCGCTGGGCGCTGGCCGATGACGGGCGCCGAACAGGCCGTGCGCGGCCGGGCGCTGATGCTGCTGAAGGCCGACGCCGCGCTCGCCGCGTTGGTGCACGGCGTGTTCGACGGCGTCCCGGCGCGGGCGAGTGCGCCCTATGTCTCGGTCGGCGCGGCCGAGGGCAGCGACTGGGGAACCAAGGACCGGGCGGGGCGCGAGGTGCGGTTGAGCGTGGTGCTGCACGGCCAGGGCGCGGGGCTCGACGATGCCGCGGCGGGGCGGATCGACGCGGTGGTGGGCGGGCTGCGCGGTGCCGCCGAGGGTTGGGAGATCGTCGCCGCGCGGGTCGTGCGGACGCGGTTCGCCTTCGCGCGCGAGGGTGGGTGGCGGCACGAATTGGTGGTGCGGTGCCGGTGCCTGGCGGGGGTTTCCTAGGGCCTTGACCCTAGCGGCGAAGGGCGTTGCGGTCGTTGGGCAATACGGCTCGCCGTTTCCTTCGGCACTGCGCCCGACGCGAGGGCGGGCCGTGCTGAAACAGGTTCAGCATGACGAGATCTGAAGCGCGGCTCCCGACCCCGAAGCCGCGCACTCGTCGGGCGCGCTTTGACAGCGATTAGCGGATCACTCGCCCGGCATGGTTCCCGTCGAGGAGTAATCCTTGAACTTGTCGGTGAAGTTCGCGTGATAATCCTCGACCTGCATGTCGGCATTTTCGGCGGCATCGGCGGCGGAATCGCCGGCGGCGCGGTTGGCCGCGGTGACCGCCGCGCGGAACGCCGAGCGTTCGCTGTCGCACGCGCCCTTCAGCGACATTTCATATTCGGCTTCGCTCATCTTGGCATCGAGCGATTTCTTCATGTGCTCGCGTAGGCATTTGGTGAAGGCGGCACGCGTCGTGTCGACGCTGCCGGCCCCCGCCGGTGCCGCGGTTGCCAACAACAAGGCCGTGATCAGCATCCTGCTTCTCCCCATTTGCAGAACTTTTTATGTTGAGGAGGTTAGACGATGGCAATCGAAAATGGGAGCGCTTTTCTGTTAAAGATCGGTAATGGTTCGGCGCCGCCGGTCTTTGCCACCGTGGCCGGATTGCGCACGACGCAATTGTCGGTGAACGGCGAGGGGTGAATGTCACAACGAAGGATTCGGGTGGCTGGCGCGAGCTGTTGTCGGGCGCCGGGGTACGATCGGTGTCGGTCAGCGCGGCGGGGATTTTTACCGGCTCCGATGCCGAGGTGCGGCTGCGCGGCCATGCGCTGTCGGGGACGATCGACGATTATGAGCTGAGCTTCGAAAGTGGCGAGCGGATGCGCGGGCGCTTCCTGGTCACGCGGCTCGACTATGCCGGCGATTATAATGGCGAGCGCAATTACACGCTGAACCTGGAAAGCAGCGGCGCGGTGGTGAGCCTGTGAGCGCGGCCAACGCGCTGAGGGGCGAGGCGGCGCTGCGCGTCGGTGCGCGTTCGCTGGTATTGCGGCCGAGCTTTGCCGCGCTGGTCGCGGCGGAGGAGGAGCTGGGGCCGCTGTTCGCGCTGGTCGAACGCGCGGCGGACGGCCGGCTTGCGCTCGGCGAACTGGCGGCGCTGTTCTGGCATTGCGTCCGGGGCCGCGACGAAACGCTGACCCGCGAGGAGGTCGGCGAGGCGCTGGTCGAACAGGGGCTCGCCGCGGTGGCGCCTGCGCTGCGCGTGCTGCTGGGGCAGATATTGCAGGGACGCTGAGGTGACCGACGAACGGTTCGCGGCTGCGGCGCTGCCGCTGCTGGGATTGATGGCGCGCGCGCTCGGCTGGCGGCCCGACGAATTCTGGGCGGCGACGCCGGCCGATGTCGCAGCGGTGCTGGGCGGCTGGCGTGATTGGAGCGTCGAAGCGGCGGTCGACCGTGCGGGGCTGACAGCGATGATGGAGCAATTTCCCGATGGATGAGATGGACGATCTGTTCGGCGCGATGCGCGGCGACGCAGCGGGGTTCCGGCGCGAGGTTGCGGCGCTGCGCGCCGAAATCGGCGGGCCGCTGGTCAGCGAGGCGGAGCGGGCGGGGCAGGCGATCGAACGGGCGCTGACCCGCGCGATCCTGACCGGCAAGCTGGGGTTCGAGGATCTGAAGCGGCTGGCGCTGTCGGTCATGGCCGACATTGCGCGCGCCGCGATCCAGAGCGGCATCGGGGCGATCCTGGGCGGCGGCTCGGGCGGCGGGGGTGGCGGCCTGCTCGCGCTGGGGCAGGGGATCGCATCGTCGGTATTCGGTGCGCCGGGGCGGGCGACCGGCGGGCCGGTCAGTGCGGGGCGCGCCTATCGCGTCGGCGAGCGCGGCCCCGAATATTTCGTGCCGACGTCGAGCGGGCGGATCGAGACGGGCGGGAACGCCCGCACGATCGCGATCACCGTAAATGTTCGCGGTGATGCAGGCAGTGAACCAAAACGGTTGGAACAGACGGGCCGGCAGATTGCGCGCGCGGTTCGCCGCGCGGTCGCTGCGGGGGAAGATTGATGGGCTGGGCGCTCGTCGCGGCCGCCGAGCCGCATCATCGCAAGGGGTGGCTGAAACGCTTCGATCCGCGCTTCTGGACCGTCGATTTCGCGCGGCCGATGATGGCGAGCGTCGTAACGCCGCACGATCCGGCCGCGGCGCAGGCGCTGCGCGTGGAGGTTGTGTTCTACAGCCGGCAAGATCTGGCGGGGCTGATCTGGGAGGCCGAGGATCGCTGGGATCATCCGCTGCTCGCCTATGAAACAAGCCGCGATTTCCGGCGCACGCAGCTCCGCTTTCGCTGGCGGTCGGGCGGGATCAAGCCGCTCGACGCGCTGCATGGACCGACCTTGACGATCGAGGGGCGCGACGCGGCGGGCGAGGCGCGCGCCTGGTATGTGCGGCTGTGGAATTATGCGGTCGGGACGCCCGAAGATGCGGTCGTGACGCTCGATTTCGACACTCTCGACGGCGGATTCCTGTTGCCCGGCGAGGCCGATCCGGTGTGGGCCGGCGATGTCGACCGGATGTTCATCTCGCTGGTTTCGCAGGCCTATGACGGGAGTTCGGCGCTGCTCGCCCCGCCCGCCGAGGGCTGGGCCGAGATGAGCGGGATCATGTGCAGCGGGTCGGGATCGATGCTGGCGATCGGCGATGCGGTGCTGCCCGAGCAGGGACTGGGAATCGCAAGCGGCTATGACGACAGCTATCATCTGACGCCGGCTCGGCTGGTGCGGCAGATCGTGCAATTGGGCTATCGCGGCGATGTCGTCCATTATGTCGGGATGAGCCATTATATGCGGCTCGAAGCGCTGGGCGGCGGATATTATGCGAGCCTGGCCGGGGGCGTGCTCAATGCGCCGTGCGCGGCGTGGCACGTCGGGTTCGCGGAGGAATGCGCGGCGGCAGGGCTGGGGCTGATCTGGTCGCTATCCTACGAATATTTCGACGCTTATTGCTGGAACGACTGGAAGCAGCGCGCAGCCGACGGCTCGCCGGCGCTGACCGGATGGACGCCGCCCTCGACACTGCTGTCGCCCGCGCATGCAGGCGCCATGGGCTACCTGCAGCTCGTTGCGCGAAGCTTCGTCGCGATCGGGGTGGCGGCGGGGCTGGACGTGAAGTTTCAGGTCGGCGAACCCTGGTGGTGGATCGCGTCCGGGGGACGAATTTGCGCTTACGATGCGGCGACGACGGCGGCGCTGGGGCCGGTGAGCGTCGCGATTGCCGATGTGCGAGCGAGCCTGAGCGTGCCGCAGCAGGCGATGCTCGATGCTCTCGGCGAATTGCTCGCGACCTCTACCGCGGCGCTGGTTGCGGCGGCGCGCGACGAGGCGGGTGCGGCGGGGCTCGTCAGCCACCTGCTCGTCTATCTGCCGACGGTGCTCGACGCGGCAGCGCCCGAGGTGCGGCGGGCGAATGTGCCGGCCGGATGGGCAGCGCCGGCCTTCGACGTGCTGCAGCTTGAGGATTATGACTGGGTGACCGGCGGGCGTGGGGCCGAGACGGCGCGGGCGCGCGAAGCGATGGCGGACCGGCTCGGCTATCCCGCCGAAGAGCAGCATTATTTTTCGGGCTTCGTGCTGCGCGGCGAGGATCGCGCGCAGTGGGCGGCGATTGCCGATGCCGCCGATGCGGCGCGGCGTGCGGGGGTCGCGCGGGCGTTCGTCTGGGACCTGCCGCAGATCGCGCGCGACGGGTTCGTGAGCTTTGACGGGGAGGATGCGGTGCAGGCTTATGATGCGGTGGATTTCCCGCTCGCGATCGGGCGCGAGGCGATGGTCGTAACCGAGTTTTCGACGCAGATCGTGAGCTCGCCCTCGGGGCACGAGCAGCGCGCGAGCGAATGGGCCGAGGCGCGGATGCGCTATGACGCCGGACCTGGCGTGCGGTCGGAGGGCGATGTCCGCGCGCTCGCCGATTTTTTCCGGGCGCGGCGGGGGGCGGCGCGGGCGTTCCGCTTTCGTGACCCGTTCGATCACAGCTCGGCCGCGGATGGCGGGCTGCCGGGGCACGGCGACCAGCTGCTGGGCGTCGGCGACGGGAGCCGGCGGCAATTCGCGCTGGTGAAGCGCTATGGCGCGGGCGAGGCGATGCAGGTGCGGAGCATTCGCCTGCCGGTTGCGGGCAGCGTGCGCGTGTCGGTCGACGGGATCGAGACGGCGGCATTCGCCGTAACGGACGAGGGCGAGGTGCTGCTCGACGCCCCGCCGGGGCCGGGGATCGCGGTGCGGGCGGGATATTTGTTCGACGTGCCGGTGCGCTTCGCCGAGGACCGGCTGGAGGTCAGCCGCGCGACCTTCCTCGCAGGCGAGCTCGCGACCGTGCCGCTGGTCGAGGTGCGCGCGCCATGGTGAGCGGGCCCGGCGGGAGCGCGCCGGGTTGGCTGCGCGAGGAGTTGGTGACGCTTGCCTGGTGCTGGCGGCTGTCGCGGCGCGACGGGGTGGTGATCGGGCTGACCTCGCACGATCATGACCTGATCGTCAGCGGCGTCCCCTATCGCGCGGCGCCGGGAATGAAGCCGTCGGCGCTGGAAACGAACGACAGCCTCGATGCGGCGACGATGGACCTTGAAGGGGCGGTGACGAGCGACGCGATTGCGGCCGCCGACCTTGACGCGGGGCGGTGGGACGGCGCCGAGCTCGAGCTGTTCGTGGCCGACTGGACCGCGCCCGAGGTTGCGCCGGTGACGGTAGCGCGCGGGTCGCTGGGCGCGGTCGAGCGGCGGGGTGCAGCCTTTACGGCGGAGCTGCAGGGCGTGACGCGGCGGCTCGATGCGCCGGTTTGCCCGGCGACTTCGCCGTCGTGCCGCGCGCGGCTGGGCGACCGCGCATGCCGGGTCGACCTCGCGCCGCGCACGCATGTGCGGCGCGTCGTCGCGGTCGAGGGGCGCCGTGTCATGCTCGATATGCCGGTTGCGGCAGGCACGATGGCCTTTGGCGAACTGCTCTGGATGGAGGGGCGGGCATGTGGATTGGCGAGCCCGGTGGTGGCCGAAGACGCGGAAGAGCTGATGCTGGCGGAGATGCCGCCGTTCGTGCCCGCGCTTCCCGTGCGCGTTCGACTGGTCGAGGGATGCGACCGGCGGCTCGCGACATGCCGCGACCGTTTCGCCAACGCTGTCAATTTTCGCGGCGAGGCGCATTTGCCGGGGAATGACCTGCTGACGCGCTATCCCGGTGGTTGAGGCCTTGGGCGCGCACGCCTTTGCGGCAGCGCGGACGATGGTGGGGGTGCCGTTCCGCGCGCAGGGGCGTGACCTGCGGTACGGGCTGGATTGCGTGGGGCTGGTCTGGGCCGCCTATGCGGCGGTGGGGTGCGCATTGCCGGCACCAGATGACTATCCGCTGCGCGGGTGGCGCCGCGGCCGGATTTTTGCCGCGCTGATGACGGCAGGGTTCCGGGCGGTGTCCGACCGGGCTGACGGCGACGTGGCGCTGATCGCGCTTTCGGCCGGGCAGCATCATCTGGGGGTCATCGGGCCCGCGAGCATGGTTCACGCGCATGCCGGGCTGCGGAGGGTCGTCGAGTCGCCTTCGGACGATGTCATGCGCGCGGCCGCCCGGTGGCGGCTCGAACAATAGGGGGTAAGGATGGCGACTTTGGTGCTGACGGTGGTTGGCGGGATCGTCGGCGGGCCGGTCGGCGCGGCGCTGGGCGCTGCGATCGGACAGCAGGCCGATGCCGCGATCTTCAAGCCGAAGGGCCGCGAAGGGACGCGGCTTGCCGACCTGAAGGTCCAGGCGTCGACCTATGGCCAACAGATCCCGAAGCTGTTCGGGACGATGCGCGTGGCGGGCAGCGTGATCTGGGCGACCGACCTGATCGAACGGCGGGCGAAACGCGGCGGCGGCAAGGGGCGGCCGTCGACGACCGAATATAGCTATTCGGTGTCGCTGGCGGTCGCGCTGTCGTCGCGTCCGATCCGCGCGATCCGCCGGATATGGGCCGACGGCAATTTGCTGCGCGGTGCCGGCGGGAGTTTCCGGGAGCGCTGCACCTTTCGCTGGCATGACGGGAGCGAGGACCAGCCGGCGGACCCGCTTGTCGCCTCGGCGGTCGGGATCGGCTCGGCGAGCGCGTTTCGGGGTCTGGCCTATGCGGTGTTCGAGGAGCTTGAACTCGCCGGCTTCGGCAACCGCATCCCGTCGCTGACCTTCGAAGTCGAGGCCGACGACGCTGCGGTCGATGGCGGGTTTGTCGGCGATGTGCTGTTGGGAGAGGCGGGGCGCTGCGTGGGGAACTGGCCGATTGCGGGCTATGCCGCGTCGGGCGAACGGGCGCGTGAGGCGTTGGCGCCGCTGTTCGCGGTCGACGGTGTCCGGCTCGCCAGTGGTCCGGCGGGGTGGCGGCTGGCGCCCGCCGCGGCGTCCGAACCGTCGATGCTGTCCGATTTTGCCGAAATGCGCCGTGCGGTCCGCGATGCGGATCGGGTCGAGCAGCGTCGCGCGCCGCTTTCGTCGCTGCCCGGGCTTGTGAACCTGCGGTATTATGAGCCCGCGCGCGATTATCAGCTGGGTCAGCAGTCGGCCGAAGTCGCGGGAGGCGGCGTGCGCGAGGAGCGTGTCGACCTGCCCGCCGCACTGCCCGCCGAGTCCGCGTATGCGCTGGCGCACGCGCTTGCCCGAGCGGCGGCGGACGACCGTGAAACCTGTATCTGGCGGGCCGACCTCGCGGCGCTGGCGCTACCGATCGGCGGGCCGGTCGTGCTCCCCGACGGAAGTGCCTGGAGGAGCGTGTCGCGAACGGTGCGGGGCGGGGAGGTGATGCTCGAGCTATGTCGTCATCAGCCGCTGCCGGTAACCGCGATCGATGCCGATGGTGGGCAGGCCGTAACACCGCCCGACTGGCCCGACGGCGAAACTGTCGTCCATCTGTTCGATTGCCCGAACATCGGGACCAGTCCAGCCTCCGCCCCGCGTCTGCTGGTCGCCGCGGCGGGTAGCAATGCGGGATGGCGCGGCGCCGATATCTGGATTTGTCCCGCCCCCGATGCCGAGCCGATCGCGCTCGGGATGGTGCGCCCCGCCGCCGCGCTTGGCGCGTTGGCGGGCGCGGTGCCTGCCTCGGGCGGCGCGTTGATCGACCTTGCAAACGATCTTGTCGTAACGCTCGCCAATCCGTCCATGATGCTGGAATCGGTTGAAAATTCTTCGCTTCTCGGTGGCGCCAACCGCGCGATGCTGGGAACCGAGATGGTGCAGTTCGGAACGGCGGAACGGATCGGCGCCGCGGAATGGCGGCTTTCGCGATTGCTGCGCGGGCGCGGCGGGTCGGAGATCGCCAGTCATCCCGCCGGTACGCCGTTCGTCCTCCTCGACGATATCGCGTTGTTGCCGGTTCCCGATGCCGTAGCGCAGCTGGTCGAGAGCGGGTCGGCGGTGCTGCAATGGGCCGGGCGGGCTAGCACGGCGGTTGCCGAGGCTCTGCTGCCGGCCGTGGGGCAAGCGCTGGCGCCGCTCCCCCCGGTGCATGGCCGGGTGCGCCCCGATGGCGCGGGGGGTTTTGCTGTCGAATGGACGCGATGCAGCCGCTTCGACACCGGGTGGCGCGATCATGTCGACCTGCCCCTTGGCGAAAGCCGCGAAGCCTGGGAGATCGCCCCGGTGCCGCCGGTCCCGGGCGCCGGTCCATGGACGACCACCGCGCAGGCCCTGCACCTTGACGCGGCGGCCGTCGCGAGCCTGCCGGTTGCGGCAGTGCTTGCCGTTCGACAGGTCGGCGACCTGGGCCGTTCGCGGCCGCTTTTCCTGACGCTCAACTGATGGGACCGGATGATGACCGATACGCTTGCTACCCCTCGTTTCACCCTGCCATTGCTTGCCGTCGCGCAGGCGCAGAAGGAGGTAACGCACAATGAGGCGCTTGCCCTGCTCGATGCCTTGCTGCATCCGGCGGTCGAAGCCGGGCCCGTTGCGACGCCGCCGCCGGAACCGGTCGCTGGTGAGTGCTGGCTCGTCGCAGCCGGAGCGGGCGGCGAATGGTCGGGGCGAGGAGGGACTATCGCGATCTGGACCGACGGCGGCTGGCGTTTCGTCGCGCCGCGCGGCGGGATGCGCATCATCCGGCTGAGCGACGGGGCGCTGCTGCGCTTCGAAGGCGGGCTATGGATCGGTCCCGCGGCGATTCCGGCTCCCGCCGGGGGCGCGACAGTGGACGTCGAAGCCCGCGCCGCCATCGCGGCGCTGCTGTCGGTCCTCGACGCGCATGGTATTCTGAAATCAGGCTGATTTTGCCAATATTGATCTGTTAAGTGCGACTTTTTGGCAACAGATTGACGATTTGTTAGCTTGCACGGAACCAAAGGGACGAGTAGGACGTCTGTCGAGACGTAAATCTCAATTGAAAGGGGAATCTACTATGAGGAAGCTTGCCGTCGCTGTGGCGTTGGCCTCCACTGCCCTGGCGTCGCCAGCTTTGGCGCGCGACAACTCCTGGTATGTCGGTGTTGGTGGTGGTGTGATGATCATCGAGGACATGGACCTCGACATCGGTGCCATCGATAACGCCGCAAACCTCAATCATCGCAATGGCTATGACGTTGAAGGCACCGTCGGATACGATTTCGGAGGCTTCCGCGCGGAAGTCGAGGTCGGCTACCGCGAAGCCGACATCAAGTCGGGCAGCTTCTCGGCGCCGGGTATCCCGCAGAGCCCGAGCGGTACCGGCGTGCCCTTCATCGGTTCGACCGCGCTGAACGGCGATTCGAATGCGCTGAGCTTCATGGTCAACGGCCTGCTCGACTTCGGCGACGATGATGGCCTGCAGGGCTTCATCGGCGGTGGTGCAGGTGTTGCGCGCGTCTCGGTCGAGCCGGTCTTTGCCGGTCCGTTCCTCGACGATTCGGACACCGGCTTCGCCTGGCAGGCGATCGCGGGTATCCGCGCTCCGCTCACCAAGAACTGGGATGTCGGCCTGAAGTATCGCTTCTTCAACGCCAGCGGGATCGACCTGGTCGACCAGGTTGGCCGCGACGTTTCGACGCGCTTCCGTTCGCACTCGATCCTGGGGACGCTGACGTACAACTTCGGTGGCGCTGAACCGCCGCCGCCGCCGCCCCCGCCGCCGCCGCCGCCCCCGCCGCCCCCGCCGCCCCCGCCGCCGCCTCCGCCGCCGGCTGTGTGCGAGCCTGGGCCGTACATCGTGTACTTCGACTGGGATCAGTCGAACATCACGCCGGAAGCGGCTGCTACGCTCGACAACGCGATCAGCGCTTACAACCGCGGCTGCTCGGGTACGCAGGTTTGGCTCGCCGGTCACGCCGACCGTTCGGGTTCGGCCAAGTACAACGTCGGTCTGTCGCAGCGCCGCAACGATGCGGTTCGCAGCTACCTGACCGCTCGCGGTATCTCGGACGGCTCGATCTCGGCCGAAGCGTTCGGCGAATCGCGCCCGGCCGTTGCGACCGCCGACGGCGTCCGCAACGACCAGAACCGCCGCGTGGAAATCAAGTACGGTCCGGGTTCGGGCATGTAA